GCAACCTGCGTAACCGTTGCGTTTGAAATATCTACACCAATAGCAATAGGGTCAGCGTTGGTTAATTGACCACCTTCCCATTTTAAGTATTTGTCATTTTCAATCGTAATCGGATTGATGCCACTAGCTGACTCAAAGCCCCCAATCCTTACAACATCAACACCCAAAGTCCCTGCAAGCTGTTGATTCTGCACAACAATTTTATCAAGTTGTGATTCTAAAGGCTTAGGTGGCACGTTGTTACCATTGCTTAATTGCAAGTCCTGCGTTACTGGAATATCACGAATTATCGACACTACAGCTCCGTTAGCTGGAGCTGTTAAAAATACGACGTTCGCATTAACAAGCTTGCCAGCAAAAGAAGCAGGCGGAGTAGTTGAGCTAATCGTGTAGTGCGTGGTCTTGGTTTTTAACACGCCGTCTAGGTAGACCTTAACATCGTCGTCATCAAAAATAGTAAGCCCTGTTAAGACATCGCCCGAAAGAGAGTTAATTGCAAAGGTTGTGACTGATCCATTGCCTGTATAAAATTGTTTATTCACACTTGACGTAACAGTCATTTACAAATCCTCCTATTATAGTTTAGCATTATTCCACCTATTCAACAAGGGGCTTTTGTGCATACTCACGAATCAAAGGTTCCCCACCGTAGTTCATCATCACCTTTAGCAATGGTAAGTTATACGCTGGCAACTGACGAAGGAGCAAGTTCAACTCACTCAAACGCTTTTCTTTTTGGCTTTCATCGTGACGTTGCTCTTGAGCATACGTCATATCGCTAGTGTCTTTGAACTCGCCACTGACAAATGACAATGTGGTTCCAAACCCTCTAAGCCCTGTTGAAGCCAGTGGAGCAAACAAAAGGTTCGCCATTGTTTCAGGGAGGCTACTATCACGGCTCATAGTATCCATAACGGCTCGTAAGTGCGTTCCTACAGGCAAGCCTAACATCCAGCTTTGCGTTACCTCTCCCATGACTCTTGCCAGCTTTTCTTCATCGTTTAAGCTGTCGTCCTGTAGAGTCTCGCCTACTGCCAAAAAGCCTTCATGCTCATTGTTAAACAAGCCGTTAATGGTATTGAGCAAGGCTCCGCCAGCCGTTAGGACTACCGAGTATTGAGCATACTTCGACGCAATCTTACTGGCTCCTAATATTCCTTTGCCGTAAGTCTTTTGGATACGTTCAATCTGCCTAGCCTCAACCTCTAAAGAGTTCGTAAGAAACCGTTTTAAGTGAAATAACGTGGCGGTGGCGATTTTATCTTTTGGAGAGGCTGACTTCATGTACTGCGACATAGAGCCTGAATCTTTAAAGATGTAAGATACTTCGTCCGAAATGTTGTTGACAAACTGACCAAACGCAAACGCTTTTTTGTTGATGTACTTGGTCGTTTTAATATCTCGCAACTTCTGCTGATTATTTTTAAGCTTATCAGGAAGATTAAGCATAAACTCCTCAAGGGTATTGAACACAATCCCTTCTTCTGCCTTTGCCTTAGCGTTGTAATTGATGCGTTGCTGTTCATAGTAAGGCTTTAACTCAAGGTCGATACCTTCTTCCAAGTCCTGCAATGCCTTTGCTTTTAGTTCAGGGTTCTCATACTTAGAGCCTATACGCTCCTTAAACTCTGCCTCTGTAATCGTACGGTTGACTCCTTGTTGCAATGCTTCTAAATCCATGATTCCTAGCTTCTTGGTACTTAACGCATTGTCAAAAATATCATCTAAAACGGACACCATGTTTCTATCGAGTCTAAACGTCTGTAAGTGTGTTTCCATTACAGGGTTCATCTTCTGCTTTAAGTCTATCGTGTCTTTCACAACCTGATGCAAGCGTAAGTTCGTTGCCATTTTCTGAAAGAACGTGACGTGTTCCATAGGGATACCACCCAACGCAGAAACAAGGGGGGATTTGTTGAACTTCTGAATCCGTCTCAATGTGGCGTTCGTGGTATTTTCAGATCGTGCAATGGCGTTCTGCATATCGTACACCATAGCATACTCTTTCATTGCCCCTAGAAGCTGAACGGTAGACACAAAGTTTTCAGGCGTTACGTCTTTCTCGTCAATGTTTAACACTTTTGCAATGACTGGCTTAAAGCGTGTCGCCATGTCTTGACGTGCTATCCCCCCAGCCATATACCGAAAGCTCATAGCAAAAATGTGAGACGTGTTCTTCATGCCTTCTACTAGGGTCATGCTGTTTGCCATAATCTCGCCAAGTTTATAACTTCTCTGCAAGGTATCCAATACCGTGTTTGTAAGAAACAGGCTAGGGCTTATAAGCTCTTTTGGGAACTGCGTAATCAACCCTTTCCAACTATGCTCAAAGTCACTCGCATTTAATGCCTTGCCAGTCCATGTCGCCTCGTAAAACGCATCACCAAACGCCTTGTTGAAATCGGTCGTGTCTAGGATAGGATTCTTAATCATATTCATAAATGACTTCTGCGTCTCATAAGGCACGTCTTTAATGGCGTTCATATTGGCTGGGAAGATGTAGTTTTTAAGGGATAGTCCGCCCTGTTGATTTTGAACAAACCTTGTAAACAACTCACGACTTACAGGGCTGTCTAGTTGGTCGGTGGAATACTTACGAAAGGTCAATGCTGGGTTAGAACCAAATAACTGTAGGATGCTAAAATCTTTTGAGATATTCTCGGTATCGTGCTTTAAAATGTTTGCAAGTATAGAACCTTGAGCCTCTCCACCTTCACTATAAGCGGACTTAAAGCGTGTGTTATTTTCCATAAGGTAAGCAAAGTAATTGTCAGCATCCTTGAAGTAAAAAGAACGCTGGGTAAACTTACGAGTGATTGACGGCAAGTTAATCCCGATCACGTCAATTTGTCCTGCTTCATCTTTAATTGCTGGAATCAACTCACTGTCAAACATCGCTTTTACAATGTATTTGTACCTTGTTAGAATAAGCTTGTCTAAGTTCTGCTTCTGTCCGTTTAGCTTAAAGAAGTCATCCCCTAGCGTTTTTTGGTGGTCGCCATACTTCATAAACTTGACCGCCATTGCGTCGATGCTTTGGTCAATCATTTTCTTTGTAATGTTAGGGTCTACCGTTTCGCCCTCTTTCAAGCTGTTGATATGCCCTTGCATCTTTTCTACAACAGACTTAAACACAATATCCGCCTTACTATGGATGTTTGGCATCACATAGTTTTTGTTCCACTCAATATCCAAGCCTAGCTCTTGAGCCTTGACGAGGTAGGTGTTTAGCTGGCGATACCACCCTGTCGTCATGGAGGTAAGAATCTCTTTGTTAATAGCGTCTGACGTGTCTATCATGTCGTTTTCACTTAAAGACTTGTCCACGATTTTTGAGATTTCTTCGGTCGTTAAAGCCTTGTACTTTTTCTTCTCGTTTGGGGCAAGGTGCTTTTCTAAATCCTTCCAAGTGGTATGAATAGACTCCAAGAACACACGGTCAATTACATCGCCGTGTGCTACGCCGTTCATAATGTTTGACTTAAAGCGTCCACTATTAACCAAATCACCATACTTTGCTTGCATTAAAGCATAATTGAAGTTGAGTGTGCCTTCACCTGTAAACACGCCCTTCCACTCTTCCGCTAAGCCAAGTGGGTTTAAGTCTTGAATATCCTTAGCGATTTCATGGATTCTATCAGGGAGTCTGCCTGCACCTGTGAGGGGTTCCGCTGTTCCGAATGTCATTATCGGATCAATACGATTGCCTCGTGTTGTGGCAAGAATAGCAAGCACAAAGTCTTCTTTCGACACGTTTTTTCCTGTTATACGGTTTAGTTCAGCTCGTGAAGATTCTAAGAAGCCAGCGGAGATGTTCGCCGTCTTGGCATCTGCTTTTACTTTGGCAATACCGTTAATGGCTAGGTTTTCCATTAAGCCGTGAAGGCTCTTATTGTCACCAACGGCATTTTTATAGGCTTGCACGATTCGGTCAAGTCTAACAATATCCGCTTCTGTTGCGAAGCCGTACTTGGCTGGTGTTGCGTCTAAACTACACTTGCTCATAAATCGAATCCTTCACAACTTAAAATCTGTTTAAACATTCTGTTCATTTCAGGGTCGCCTAAAAAGCTAGCCACTTCTTTATCAAACCCTTCTTCTTTCAGGTCTCTTAAAAGCGTCAATAGTTCAGGGGGGGCTTGACCGTCTCGGATCAAATCATTTAATCCTTCATCTATGACTCTAGGATCATCATAGTAGGCATTCTTTTTTGAAGCAAGGGCTAGCTTTTTTATTGTTTCTAATTTTTTATCAGGGGCTTTTACTTCGGGCTTAGGCTCTACCTTTGCCTTGTATGGTGTGTCTATGCCTTTGTCAGTTAATTTTATAGGAGTATCTAGGCTATCCGCCAGCTCTTTTACAAGCTGTGCTGTCGTTTTATCTTCTACCGAAAATAAAGTCGTTTGGCGTGGGTCACCCGACTCATCTACTTTGCTATAATAGTCCTTTATAAAAACCTCTAATTTTTTACTGCTGTTTTTGTAATTGTCAAAAACTTGCATTAAGTAATTTTGAGTTAAGGTTAATCCGTCATCAAACAAGCTTCCTTGTGCGTAGTATTCATCAAGCTTTGTATTTTTTGCTTTTAAATCAAGAAGCTTTGATGTGACAACACCAATATCCCCCGATATGTCTAATGGCTTTCTAATGCCTTGCTCAATCATCCCACGCATAGAAACAATAGTGGGGGATGCCCCAACGATAGCTTTACCTAAGTTTTTGCTAGACTCTTCTACAGAATCTAACATATTACTGATAGCACGTTGTCCTTCAGGGGCATCAATCGCCTTTGCTACAACTGCATTTTCAATACGCTTTAACCCAACGGCTGTTAACTGCCCTTCGGCGGTGACGATTGCCCCTCTCTCGTTAGCAGGAACAACTTCGTTTACAAAATCTCGTATAAACTCTATATTTATATCTCCAGCCGTATTAGGGTCAAGCACTTGTAGAATATCAGAACTTAGCTTGCTTGCATCTGTCTTTGCCTGTTCTAAAACACTCATTGAAGCCAAGTTTGATTCATTCGCTTTTTTAGTAAAAGCAACTCGATCTGTTCCTGATTGATTAACTCGCACTAAAACAGGTTGCTTTAATCCATTGACTGCTTCAGGTGATATGCCGTACTTGCTTGCGTTATTCACCAAGTAGTTTTTATACTCGGTTGCTTTTTGTGGAACGCTATCATAAGCCACCTGTAAGGCAAGCGTTCTTCCGTTACCGCTTTCTACTACCATGTCACTTCCCACAATAGGGCTACCGTCACTAATGGTAGAAGACTCTGCTAAGCGTTCAGGAATAAGCTTGTTTGCAATGGTTGTTATCTGCTCACGGCTTGCCTCTCGACTTCTATCTCGTGGTTGAAGTTCTGACGGATAGGCAGGGTTTGCCTTTAGGTCTCTTGTGTTGCTTGGAATCAACTCATCCATTTCAACAACACGATATTCTAAATCGTAAGCGTTGCCGTCATTATCAAAAGCACGAACTACATATCCCTCTAACGGTGGGGTTTCTAGTCTGCTTTGTATTTCTTTTTTTACATCTATATCAGATTCTATTGCTTCATCCAAGCTTTCTTTTTTCGCTACGGCTCCATGCTTACCGTCCAGCTTTTCAGCCTGCCTTACGCTGTAAGTGCTGGCTTCCTCATCCTCAATCATCCGCCCTACAGTGCTAGGCTTAATATCCACATTTGCTAAAGGGTCAGGCTTTACAATATCACCATAAAAGGATTCTGTCTTCTTAACGCCTAACGCATCGCCTGCTTGCTCTAGGTTTATCTTTTCGGGGTCAATGGAACTAGATGCCCCAAGTAGAAGCTTCTGTTTCGCTACGTCGGGGTTAGAGTGCTTACTAGCCACAAGCTCGATGTTTTGTGTAAGCTCCTGTGTGCTGGTGCTTAATTCGCCCAAGTGTTCGCCTGTTTCTTTTAAGTTTATCGTTTTGTTTGGATCAACAGGGGCATCTAAAATCTGCTCAATCGTAACAGGCTTGTTCCCTTTAATGGCAAACATGGTTTGAAAGTCTGCCATGTTATACTCGCCTGCTTTTTCGCTCTGCTCCATGCCTCGCATAATAGAACGAATGGCAAGCTCCCTGTCTTGGTACTGTAAAGCAAGCTTGTTTATTTGATTGCCTATCTTATTGACCTTACCGCCCTTGTCAATCAACGCCTGCCCCTTGCTGGCTAGGCTCTCATAGTCTGTAAGCTTTGGTGCTTGTGATTCCTTGCCTGTGACGGTTGGCTCCTCAACACGCACACTGGCATTGTCTACAACATCCCCTAGCGTCTCATCGGCTGATTTGATAATAGGCTTTGAGAAGTCCATATCCAAATTGTCTGAACGGCTGACGACATCAAGCATACCGCCCAAGTCTTCCATGACGACATCGGAATAAACGCCTTCAAGCTCCTTAGCACTTCTCTCTAAGTTCGTGCCTTCAAGCGTATTTCTAGCAAAGGACGCATTACTCGCTTCCGCTTCGGTTTTTACTTCATCCAATACGTCTGATAACATCTTCACTGGATGAATTGACTCGTCAACCCTTGAGCCTTTGTAAATATCAATAACTTTGCCAACGCCTTTTTCTAAACCGATGCCTGCAAAGCGAACGGCTGGGTTTGCAACTAAACCAACGCCAAACTGCGTAACTCCCATTTCAATAGCGTTCTTGTAGCTTGCCCCTTGCTTGAGTTCGTTTACGGTCGTCAACACAGAGCCTACAGTGTTCTCAATCAACGTAGAATGAGCTAGCGTCTTAATAACCTGTGAGCCTTTGCTTCCTGTTTTGTAGACATCACTACTGACATCTAAGACACGTCTCGCTGTTGTGGCGACCTTTTGTAGCTTAGAGGCAAGGCTTACACTGTGAGCAAGCGTTACTGCTCCAGCACCAGCTAAGCTCAAGCCACCAGTCGCAGGAGCAAGGAGTGCCGCTGCACCCCACACAATCGCTTCTTCTGCTAACGCACTAGGCACGTTTGCTAAAATCGTAGGAGCTGAAAAGTTTATTTTGTTAAGAGTAGAGTCCCCTGAAAAGTTACTGGCAATTCTTGCATCTTCAACCTGTTGTTTGTAATCGTCCGCAATAATTTTGGCTCGTGCTTCTGACATATCACGACTAAAGTTAAACCCAACAGCATCACCGTATCGCTTCTGTAACTCTTCTTTCTTAATAATCGGAGCGTTACCGTCCCCACCTTGAAGCAATAAAGGGGCATACTTAAACTTACTTTCTAGCCAGCTCGTCGCTTGGTTCTGTCTAAATACTGGCGTAAACCAATCGCCCTCGAACTTAGGAGCAATGGCTTCTTCGGGAGCTGGTGGCGGAACATAATCTTGCGGATTGTCCGTGTAGTCTTGAGCGTATTGCTCCGCTGTTTGACCCATGCGATAAGGCTTCAAGCCTCCGTATGTGTCGTATTCTACACGACGTTGGATTGCTTTCAAATCAATATCTATCATTGATAAGCCCCTACCTGTCTCTGCACATTAACAGGAACATACTTGCTTACGTTGGAGTTTGGAACAACGCTAATATGAAAGTGCTTGTCTGCTTTCGCCCCTTCATCCCCCCATGAAATGACGTTGCTTTTCATAATCTTTCTAAGGGTTGCCATTTGAGTTTCGGTTAAGTAGTCTAGCCGTCCGCCGTCATACAAAACCTTTGCGGTAGCGTGCATCTTTGAACCGTGACCATTAAGCTTAATCTTTCCACCGACGCTGTTAAGCCCTACAATAAGCGAGTAGAGTTGTTGCTGTGTCTCTCTAGGACTCCCCACATTGTCGGCTACATCAAAGGCGATTCTGCCATTGTTGCCATGCTCGCCTGACTTAACACGATCCGCCGAGTTGATAAGCAACCGACTTGCCCCTGTCTTTTCAAGTACCTGATTAACGCTTGCTAAAGCCCCAATCGTGGGGATGCTTTGTTTCACGCTTGAGTTTTGAGTTAAGCTAAACCCAATCTTTCCAAACTGGGGGATGTTCACTTTTTGCCCTGTGCTAATAGCCCTGCCTACGGCTTCTAAGCTTTGAGCGTTTTTCTTTGCTTTGCTTAAAAACTTATTCCCTAGTGAATCGTAGTTAGACTTGAACTTGTCTATAAACGTGGGAAGTAATTTGCCATCTTTGTTAAACACGCCATTTTCGCCAACGTCTTTAACTGTTTGGGCGAGAACCAAATTGCTAAAAACAGAAGGGGGGAGCATATTTGTAGACTTGAACAACAAGGCATTTTTGTTATTGTTATTTGCCGTAACCAGTGCGTCAATCAATCCCTTTTTCTCATCCTTAAACAAGGTGTCAAACTTTTGTGAAATCCTGTAGGTTTGCAAATAGGAAAAGGCTTCCTGTGGACTGTCTGAAAGCTTCATCACGGAGTGGAGCGTTTGTTGGTCTGTAATGCCTGAAAGCTTGCCGTATGTTCTCATAAAAGCATCATAAGCTGGAGTCCCAATTTTAACCTGATAATGGTTGTAAAGCCCTGTAACTTGCTTATCATTGGTTGACACATTTCTCATCTGTTTTTCAAAAGTCTCTTGATCAACAGGGATTATTTGATACGTCTTTACAAACTCACTGCGAGATAACCCATTTTGGTCTAAAGCTATTGCATCCGCTGTACTCAAGACCCCTGTCTGAATAGACGATGTTCCAACCTTGTAAGCAACGTCGCTCATCCGCTCTTGTTGCTCTTTTCTTTTTTCTTCTAATCTTATCTGCTCGGCTCTAAATCTATCTTGAGCGGTAAGCACATCTTGAGCCACATTCGGGTTTTTAATTTTACTTACGTCAATGCCTAGCGGATTTTCTCGTAGCCTTTTCCCTAGCTTTTCGGATTCATTAAGTTGGTCTAATTGTTCCTTTACAAGTATTTTTTCTTGAGCGCCTACATAAGGGCTTGCTAATATCTTTTGAAGACTAGCCCTTGTTTGTATAATGGCTTCACCACTTCCGCCATTTAAAGCAAAGCTAGTGGCACTACTGCCAGCCTGTAAAGCCATTTTGGTTTGCGTCTGAATAATACCTTGTGCTTGCTTTGCTTGTGCTTGGACGGATTCCGCATACGCCTGTCGCCCCTGTGCGTCTAGCTTTGATTGTGCCTCAATCGACAACTGACTCAATGCTGGTATGTTTAGTATTACATCAAGAGACGTATTCAAATCTACTAAGTAATCGTTATAACTTTTTGAATTATAATAAGCATCCATTGTTTTTTGATAAAGTTCTTGGTTGCCTTGAGATGACTTTAAAGCTTCTGTTTCTACTGAAAGAATCATTTGGTCATGCTGACTCAATTTGTTTTTAACCGCAGTGCCAATGTACTGAAAATCAAGCTGATTTCTTTTGTCTTGTGGCAGAGGGGCAGTTTTTGTTGCGTTATGAATTGCATTTACTTGTAATGACAAATCTAAGTTTGACATACTTGCCACTTTTGCTAGATTCTCGCCAAGCTGAATATGAGCCAAGTTTAACTCGGCGGTTTTCATTGCCTTTTGTTGATCCAACGGCAATAACTCCAACATCGAACGAGTGCTTACATCTATAGCATCATTACGTTTCCTACTCCATGTGTTCTGAAAGCCTGTGAGATACCCCTGCTTTGTTTCTGTGGAACGCTTAATATAATCGCTGTAAAGCATAGGCTCTTCACCCTGTATGGTGACATAGCCTTTTGGGTCTATTGTGTTCAGCACTTGAGCGTCTTGGGCTTCTTGAGCCTTGAGGTTCTCTCCAAGCACCGTGTAGTCCACTTGGCGATTCGCATCCTGCGTTTGGTTAATATGGTTCTCAATAGCTCCGATTGTCTTCATAACGCCTGACATATCGGCTTGCTGATATTGAGCTACGCCGATGCTGGGACTTCCTTGTGAAATCTGCGACTGGATGCCTGTATAGCGTGATTGTTGATTGCTTCCCATGTTAGCCTGCTCCTCCGCCAGCCATTGCTTGAGCCACTGCTTTACCAGCACCAGCACCAAGGTCTGCTAAGCCAGACCATAATTGAGCTTTCTTTGCAAACTGTGCAGAGTAAATCTCGTTTTGCGTTTGTACTTCTTGTACCAACATCTCGTGCAACTGTGAACGCAAACTAAAGTTCATGTTACGCCCTTCTTGAGCGTAAACTTCTGAATTACTACCCCCCATTTGTAACGCCCCTTGTAAACGATTCGATAAGGCTAGCCCCATTTGGTCGGCAATATCAATCTGTCCAAGCTGTTGAACGTTTGCTCGCTTCTCCTGCTGTAATCGTAAATTGATTTGAAGCTGTTTAATCTTTGCTTTGGCTATGTTTTGGTTTATTCCCATGCCTATAGCCCCAGCCACAAGCCCAGCTCCAGCCATTGCGGTAGCATAATTTGTTTCGCCCCCACCTCCACTAGACTTATTAGCAGAATCACGAAGCCCACTCATCACGTTATCCGTTGAAATAGTCCTGTCAGATGAAGCACCGCTTTGTGATGCACTGGAGCCTCGTCGTCTCCGATATTGACTCATATCAATCGCCATGTTATAGCCTTTCGTAGGTTAGTAATCTATCTTCTATCTTAGCATCTTTCTGAACAAAATTAAAGTGCTTTGCGAACTTTTGTGCGACGACATCATCTTTACCGATATAAGCCGTCCACTTACGCCCTTCTGTTTTTTTAAAAATCTCTTTAACAAATTGAAATAACATCTTAGGGTTTGTCTCGGCTCTTATAGCAAATGACGGAACAAGCCTGCCGTCTTTCGTCTCTCGAATCCCCCCACGCAATATCGGCTGTCCGTTCTGCCACGCACAAAACTCTGACGAATCATAACGGTAACGGTGCATTTCATCCCAGTTCAACCACTCGTAATCATACAAAACATAGGGACGCAAGACCGTAATTGTTATATCTGTGTAGCCGAGATGTCGAAAAATATCGCCGTAATCGTAAGCGGTAAAGGCTCTTCTATCCATAACTTTAATACGATTTCCTCCGAGTTCTCGCAGTCAATCCGCTGTGCCTCTGTCGTACCTGTTCGAGGAGTCTTAGCAACCGATGTTTCTAACGTCTTGGTTAAACTAATCGTGTCAACATTATACTGTGGATCTGGTCTATCAAACAACGCCTGTGCGTAACAATACATCGACTCCCAAAAAGAAACCTTAAACTGCTGTATCTGCTTTCTCATTCCTTGCATTTCGGCTACGGTTGCCCCTACGTCAATCGTTTTAACGGTAGAGGTATAAGGCAAGCCAATAGCTACAACGCTCGCCTCAAATGGCAAGGTGAAACCTCCTGAACCGTTTACGGCAACAGTCCCCACCGCTCCGTCTGCAATATAATGACACGTCTTGTTTGCAAGATGCGTGGCTCCAGTAAAGGTGTCGGTTGCTGTGCCGTCATACTTAATGTATAAATCCGCATACCTTGCACTGATTGCCTTGTCTTCCGCAAAGAAGCTGGAATCATATTCTCTCGCCATAATGCTGATAAACTTAGAACCGCCACGAGTCCCCATAACCCACAACTCATCAACGCCTGTGCTGGTATTTGGTAATACGCAAAGATGTTCTATTGTAGATTCTGCAATAGTGTGCCGAGCAACCGCAATTACTTTCTGCTCTTCGTGATACGTCATAGATGCTAACGTACCGTCGTCAAACACAAACCATATCAAAGGAGTGGGATACGCAACATAACGCATCCGACTTACACGTTTATTGAAAATATGCGACCAATAAAGTGTCAAATCTTGTGAAACGTAACCTTTTTGCTCATCACTATAAGCAAAAGAATAAACTTGGTTGCGAAGGCGAGACACACAAATAATGTTACCCTCAACGACAACAGGTTGAACATTACTCATCGCAATAGAAGAAGTCAACGTCATTGAAAAACTAGAAGGCGTAATTGTGTCAATGTTACTTGTAAACAAACCTGATTCCGTACCAATAACCAAGCCAATATCTGAAACCATAAACTGAATGGTAGATGCTACGGCTGATGCAAGAGTAAAGAATATCGCATTTGTCGTGCCTATATTGTCCGCAGATCCAACCTTGCTACTTGGAGCAAAACTATCCAACTGATTTAATTGTGAACCCCAGCCACTTGACGGTAATGTAGGTGTGTTAGCATACCATAATCGGTTTTGATGAAACACTACGTTTGACGGATAGTTTCCTGTATAAAAAGCCCCTAGTCGCCAAATGGTAGTTGTTCCACTATGTCCTGTTTGGTTTGGTGCCGCAGTCCATGTAACCACCGTCGCACTGGTATACGCTGTAATAGTTCCCCATAACCAAACACCTGTACTTGGGTTTTCAAAGCGTACAAGCCGTCCTACGTCGTTCGCAGTGAAGAGGGAAGCACTTGCTGTCATAGTGTGTGCAGGCGTAGATCCTGAAAGTGTTAAAGTAGTAGCCGATGTGTTAATGCTCTCGTATGGTCCGTCAACAAAAGACACTGTAGCAAGCGTCCAGTTATTGTCCGCTAATCGTGTAAGTTTTCTTGGCTGAAAGCTGGGGTGACATATATAAACCACGTCGTTAATTTGCGTCGTCTTTATATCTGCTACCGTGCTTGTGCCATAAGGGGTTGTTAATGAATAAGGAGTGCCACCACTTAAAACCGCACCGTTACGGTTATAAACTCTCATTGTTAGATTTCCAAATACCAAAAGTAATGCTTGTGAGTTGTTAAAAATAAACTCAACGAAACGCAAACCTGTTGTGCTGTCAAAGTAATTGACGGCTGGGCGACGTGTAATAGCTCCACTTACAAGAGGATACATATTTTCTAATTCAGCCACAAAGGTTTCATACGCTTGCAAATCAAAGCGTTGGTGATACTTAGGAGACACCTCTCCTGATGCAAAAGAGTTTTGCTTACAAAGTACCACTATCGAAACCCTCGCCCATTAGGAGCGTAAGGACTATTGGCTAGGTAAGACTGACCATAAACATCTTGGTTGACAAGCTTAATGTCTTCATGTACGCCGTCATGTGCAACACACTTGCCCCAATGCTCCAAGAAGTCAGCGTTTAATAATTGCTGGGTAACGCCAGTCGCCGTGACTGAACTAATCATTTGCTTTGCCATGTAATAAGCTAAAGCTGTTCTAAACAATGGCGATGTTTTATCAATATCAATCGTGTAAGTATACTCGGCATAAAGAATATCACCGCTTGTTACATGGATGCCGTCTGCTCCGATGCGAAACTTTACTTGCCGTCCGTCCGCATCAACGACATCCTTTAATGATAATGCTCCTTGTGGCATAGCTCGAACGCTACTGAACCCAACAAAGGGAGTAACTCCTGAAATAGCCACAAGTTCTGCTGTCTTTAGGGCATAATTGAAGTAATGAGAAGACAGTAGATGAGCATAAGACCTGTCATAAATAATGTTAAGTGTTCTTGATTGTGAAGAAGTAGCGTCCAAATCAAAAACTGGAGGCTGTTTCACTAGCAATAACGCTTGGTTACAAACCTCCAGTTTTGACATAGGTTAAACTCCTGAAACTAACAGGGATACCTTGATTTTCCTAGCAGTGGTGGGGTTGGCTCCACCAATGGTTAAAAACAACGTCTCGCCTGCACTAGCCGTACGAGTACGATCTACAAGCCCTGCCTGAAGAGAGGTCGTGCCAGCGGAAGCTGTGGAGGTAGCTGCTAAGTATTTACCAGCAGTACCAGTAATCCCAATCGCTACGGTGGTTGATGCACCAAGTGCTTCATACGTTACCGTAGATGCACCCAACACAGCATCCCCACCTTCTAATGCGATAAGTTCAATGGTATCTCCATTAACAAGACCAGTGGTCAATACATCAATGTCGTAATGACGCACCTTTGAGCGGTATTCAGGATCTAATCTACGGCTTTTAGCCGTTTGTTGTTTTCTAGGATCAGATAAAAAGTTTGCCATAAACTAGGTTCCTTATTTTTTACAATCCACACGGAAAGCGGCTTCTTCATACACACGCATGACGTTGTATGCCATTTTAGAATAAACTTGACCATTGTACTTTTTCTCGGGCATATTAGAAGATGCATAAGATTTGACGTTTTCAGGGTCGTAAATAAATGCCTTCGGATGCCAAGCGTAAAGCTTCTGAATTGTATCCGTCGCCGTGTATTCTTTAATGTTGCTTGAAAAATACACAAACTTAATGCTTCTGTAGTTGGAGATTCTATTTTTCATAGGATCCCATTTGAAAAATGTAGCATATTCAGAACTTGAAGTACGAGCTTGATTATACAATAAACTGGATTGACGCTCCGTCATTAACATACAAAGACTAAAGCCATTCATATGTTCAAACTCATCCCCAATCAGCTTGTTGTCTTCAGCTCTATTTATTAACTCGTCAAGTTTTGTTAAGCTCAAAGCAGTGTTTGTTCCACTTGAGTTAAAATCACGAGCAATAATGTTACTAGAGTTAAACGAGCGAGTTGTCGTACCCGTTGTTCCGTCAGCGTTCAATATGTTAGTAACAATAACATCTTCTTCAAAAGCATCAATAAAAACATCGTTTCTCTTTTTGTTCAATGCTTCTGAAATCATTTTGACGTAATGGTTCTCGGGGGAGAACGAAATTGAGTCTAAATCAGCGAACTCATCAATAGGAATAGCGTCCACATCCCAGTATTTTTTGAAAAACGTACGCTTTTCAAAATCAATATCTTGGTAAGTTGTATCGCCAAAACGCTGATCGTAGGCTTTAGCGGAAGCAGAACGCCCACCTTGATTCCATGTTTTTGCTTCATTCCCTGCAGGAATAGGGTAAGCTGTCATCATGGGATTAAAAATAGAAGATATTGTTCCAATCTTCTCTCTTACTGAATTATCAAATGCAGTAGAGTTTAAAGCTGGCAAGTTATAATTAGCTGGCATCAAACCTCTTCCCTTCTTATATTAACAACTACGCCCTATTAAAATAGTACACTATCCTTTTTGATATTGCAAGCTCTTTATTCTTATAGCCTCATGCTTATTCATAATGCTATTCCATGTATTTTGTGCTTGGTTATAAAGAGGGTTAGCACGATCTGTCAACGCATTACGCAACGCTGGAACTTTAATTACTTCATTGTTCCATTCGTCTTGTGCAGTAGCAAAAGAGCCTGATACACCTTGACCGTTGCCGTCAAAATACTTAGGCTCTGCTAAGTCTTTAGCAACATCATTTAGAAAAGTAAGCATCTCTTTGTTTGAGCCAAAAGATGTGATGATAAGGTTCTGTACTTCTTCACTAGCCCGAGAGTCAATCAGATTCTTAATGCCTTTCATGTTAGCGTCAAAGTCCGCTCCCCATTCAGCTTCAAGCTCTTTACGAGTGGCTTCTGTTTGAGCAATGATCTGCTTTTCAAATAAGGCTTCCTGTTTTTTAACCATTTCAGCTTGTAAGTTTAACAACTCGCTGGCTTGTTGAGCGGTGTAGCCCTTTTCTTTAGCAAAGGCTTTAAACTCTTCAAGAAGTTCAGGTGGGGCTTTGTACATATCGCCGATGTCTTCACCGTAGGCTTTAGACAAATCAGCGGTTTCCCATTCTTTTTCAGCTTCAATTTGAGCTTTAGTACGACGGTTACGCTTTGCTTTCTCTTCTTGCGTTTCCTCTACTTCTTGCTCTTCTCCAGTTTCTTCTTCAACTTCACTATCAACAGGTGCGGTTTCAGCAAAAGGTGTTTCTTCTGCTGGCGTTTCAACAACTTGTTCTTCTTTGATTTCTTCAATCGACATTATAAACGTCCTCCTCATTTACCCACACTTGGGCTTGACTACTATTAAAAAATAAACCAATATCTATGTTTAGAATCCCAAGAATCCCTGCGATAACAGACTGCTCGCCAGCACTAAACGCATAGTCAGTGGCGGTCTTTCCTGTAACTGGAGGGTCAAAAAAGGTGCTACGATCTAGCAAGTCCATTAAAACAAACTTACCGTCTTGGGTTCCAAATACTTTCTTGTACGTTTCAATCGTTTTAATCTTGGCTGCTTCAGGCGTTAGTTCTGCACGAAGTTTGTTAAGTTGACTTTTAAACGGATTCATTTTTTGTCCTTTAATTCTTGCTTTTCTTTCCAGTCAAGAAAATCGTTTAATTCTTTTTCTTCTTCATAATAAGTCCATACTCCCAAAATTAAAGACACTGTAAATACATAAAGCATAAGTCTGTTTAAGAAGGGGTCACTAAACCATTCGCTCATTTTCATTGCTGATTCCCCATAGCTTCTGCGGTGGCTAGACTCTGCTCTGCACTACCTGCGTTCTTAGCAATGTTCGTGGCTTGCTCCATGCCTTGAAGTTTTTGTTGTTGTTCTTGCTGTTGAGCCATTGCTTGTTTAATTTGCTCAATATCTTGAGGGCTTTTTAACACCCCTGTTGGAATATCGGTGGCAATCGACATATACTGTAAGATATAATCCGTGTTGATGTACTGCGGAATAGCAGGGTCGATTTGAGCCATACCCATGGCGAGTTGTAAGAACTGCTGAACACCGTCTAGGCTCTGCATCTTTTGAGCTTTAGCGAGTGGTGAGCGATATTCAATCTTTACATTCTGCAAGTCTTCAGGAGGAGGAGGCATATGTCCGTCCTCTAAAAGAATCGAGATGCAACGCTCAATCAATCTATCTAAGTATTCAGGCTCTAGCCGTCCGATTTGTGGAGAGATATTTGTAATTCGAAGCATTTGACGAGTAGATGATTCCGTAGCAGACATACGAGCCTGCTTGTCTTCTTGAATCATATCCGCAAAGAAAAGTTCCGAAATCTTACGCTCCCACATATCAATCGCATTTAACGCAATATCAGGGCGAGCCTTGCTATCCAATACTTTAATCGTGTTCTCGAACGTGCCACCTTGAAGCTTGTCAATGACCGTTACACCGTCAGGGGTAAGGTTAAGCCCACGTCCTGCGATTGAGTCCGCAGAGACGAGCAGAGGGGGGTTTGCGAGCTTGTTTACACCCTGTAAAGCGTTCTTTACCATAGCAGACATAACCTTCAAGTCAGGTATGGCTATCATAGCTTGGCTTCGTCCATAGACTTCGCCCGAGTATACTGTCCAACGTGGTGTCACATACGGCATCGTCGATAAATACATTTCTTCAAGAATCAAATCGTTTGTTTTTAAAATGTAACAAGACTTATACTTTTTAGCTTTGGAGTTGTTGCTTTTGGGATTATATTTGTCGTTTGGCATCACGACGTGTAAACATTCAACCGTGGTATCGGGGTTTGCTTGGAACTGTTTGAAGGATTGAGCATCCCCTTGTATGGCTTTTTGGAAGCGTCCCTCTAGGCTTCGAAGAGTAGTTGTAAAATGGCGAGCCACTGTGTTAATTTCACCATTAAAGTCAGTGTCGATAAACATCTCTCTAAGAGGTACAGAAATAAAGCGGATGCGTTTTTCAGGATCGGATGCAATGTACATCCCAGCCAGTCCATAAGCGGTGTAATCCGTTAATAGTTCAAGGCTCTTTTGATAAAAGTTCGTTGACGAAAACGTGGAGTATAACGTCTCTTCTAACAAATCAAGGTACTGACGAGCCTCGTAGGAGGTGCTTGAAGGGTTTATAAAGCTGGTTTCTAGGGTAAACCACCGCTGTTCGGCTGGGGCGACTAATCCTTGAAGGGTAGAAGCAAAACGGATGTTATATTTAACACCAGCTTTAGAATAAACTTCATGGCTACGGTTGCCTTCTGTAATACGTCCACTCGTAAACCAGCCGTCTCTATCCATAACAAAGCGGTCTATGTCTGAATACAGGTGTTCCATTTTGGAGCGTTCTGTTTTCATGTTTTCAAATCGTTTAAGAATCGACTGTATTTTATAATCTTTCATAAACTATTGATAAGCTCCGAGTAATGTTTTTTTACTGGTTTCAACAGGTTCTTGTGGTTTGCTTCCTGCTAACGCATCGGCTCCATGCGAGTATTTATCATGTACAGGCATCTTTTGATAAACCCCTGCATCGGCATCATACTTTCGTTTATAGTTTCTTAGGCACTCAAGCCCTTCGCTGGCGTTCTCGGAGCAGAACAACATTCTAGGCAGGAGTAACCGTACTTGTTCTATTCCGTCAAGCAATGGAGGTTTACGAGCCTTCTTGGAGACGGTATCGGAGAGGTAGTGAAAGGTAACACCATTTTGTTTAGCAATGTCAAACTTGGTTAGTCCTGATTCGTTACATTGCAGGACATCATGTGGGGCAATATGTTTATGGACGTTATAGGGTTTACGATTGACCTCATGGCAAATCGTCGGCAGTGGTGTTGAAATCCATTCTTGATAATCTATGGCATGAACGATACCTGTTTCAGTATCAACTTGTAGCCACCAAACGGAGGTAGCATCATTATAGCCAAAGTCCCAGCCAGTGTAGGTTTTGAGTTTGGGGTTATAGGGTAGGTGTTTAACATTACCTCTTTCATGTAGCTGATCGAGTTGTTGAGCGTAGTAGGTTCCTGATACAGGG